GAAGATGATCCTCATCACGGGGTCGCGCCCGTACGGGGTGGATCGCCAGGGCGAGCGCGAGGCGCTCGACCGCATGTATGGCGGCACCTACCAGATACGCATTGGCGGACGCAACGGCGTGTTCCTCAACTACGGCCGCATCGAGCCCTTCGCCCTGGTGCTGGGCACGGTGGCGGACATGACGCGCCTGGCGAAGAGCGGCGACACCTCCGACATGGCGGTGAAACTGTTCGGCTACTTCATGGCCCAGACATCCGACAAGACGTTCCTTCGCGGCTTCTCTACCATCGCCGACACCATCGACGGTGCCATGCGCGACCCGAAGAGCGTCGGCAAGGCGTGGGAACGGCAGTTTCTCGCCGGCCTGGTGCCCAACCTCATCCGGCAGCCCGTGCGCAACCTCGACGATTACGTGCGCGATCAACGGTCCGCCGGCCTGGGGTACACCCTGACAGCCCTGCCGGAATTGGCAGAGCCGCGGATGGACCTGTACGGCGAGCCGATACGCAAGCAGGGCACCGGTCTTTCGCGGATGTTCTTCGCTGTAGGCGTGCGCCCGAGCCCGGTCCTGCGCACGGGGGACCGGTTCCTGGTGAACTGGAACGCCGCGCATCGCGACGGCGGCGAATACTGGCCGCAACGCCCGCCCTCCACGCATTACCGCTTCAAAGACCGCACCGGGAAGCTGGTGAGGATGACGCCGGAGCAGATCGCCGCGGCAGACCGCCTGGCCGGCATATCGTTCGAACGCCGCCTGCGCGCGTGGCTGACCGATGCGCGCGCGGCCCGGCCCACCGAGGACGACGTGCGCCGGTTCCGGGACGATTTGGCGGCGGCGCGCGCCGAGGCCAAAGAGAGCATCATCAGGAGACCGCGGCTGGCAGCGTCCCCGCAAGATTGACGCCGCCGCTACGATGACATTATGTGGACACCTACCAGCACCATGAAGCGCCCCCAGGACGCGCCCAAGGAGGAGAATCGTGAACTTGTCTGAGAGCGACCAGTTGACCGCGTTCGTGGAGGCCACGGCAAACATCCCGCCGGCGCCGGACACCGGACCCGACGGGCAGGACCTCCCGCGCATCCCCTTCCCCACGGCGTACACCCTGACCCGCGCGCAGGAGACCAAGCTCATCGAGCACGCGCTCCGGCGCTTGACGGAACTCAAGGACGAGATGGGCCGCTCGTGCATCGAACAGGGCGAGTGGTACACGCAGGCGGATTTCACGGAGGCCGGCAAGCGCTCGTTCCTGGGCAAGCGGCAACTGTACGACATGCTCTATCACAACATCGCCGACTGGCGGCCGCATGTGCTGGGAGGCATTTTCGAGGATTCGAACCTCGTGGTGCCCCTGGCGCGCCGGATCGTGCGGCAGATGGTGGCGCGGGCGAATGGCTACTTCTTCGCGACCGACCCGTGGTTTGCCGCGTTTGCCGTGGGGGTGGCCGACCGGGACCTGGCGGCGGACATCGAACGGTACGCGCGGTTCAAGTTCGACGAATCGCACCTGAAACACGCGCTGGAACTGGCAGTGGAACTGGCGTTCGTCCGCGGTGAGGCCGTGGTCAAGACCACGTACGAGACGCGCGAGCAAATCTACCGGCAACGCGCCAACGTGCTCGTGGACGCGGACGGGCGGGACATCCTCGGCGCGGACGGCGATTACATCCTCGACTCGGACTTGTGGGCCACGGAGACGATGCCGAACGAGGCCGTGCCGACCGGGCGCGTGGTGCTCAAGCGCGATGGCGTGACGCCGAAGCCGCTCGATCCGACGTGGGAGAACAAGCTCGTCACCCGCAAGATCACGCACTTCCGGGGGGCCGAGGCGGGGGTGGTGTACTACAAAGACTTCCTGTGCCCGCTTGCCGCGCCGAGCGTGCAGGACGCCGATTGCGTGGTGCACCTGTACGACATGCCGGTGATGCGGCTGGCGGACATGTATCAGCGCAAGTCCATGCTCGACCTGAGCAACGAGCAATCCGTGCTGGCGACGCAGCGCGCCATCGAGATGATCCGCAACATGGCGGGTGAAAGCGGCGAGCCCAAGGCCGCGCGCGACCAGGAGCGCCCCGAGCACCGGCAGAACGAACAGAGCGCCGGGGAACGCAGCGAACCGGTGGTGGAGATCGCGGAGTTCCACCTGCGCTACGACGCGGACGGCGACGGCATCATGGAAGACGTCATGCTGGTGCTCGACGTGAAGAACCAGGCGCCGATTTTCTACGATTACGAGGCGAACGTGACACCGGACGGCCTGCGCCCGTTCGACGTGGTGAAGGTGAACCAGGTGGATGGCCGGTGGTACGGCATGGGCGGGATGGAGATGTTTGAGAGTTCGCAGGAGATCGTGGACCTGCTGGTGAATCGGTGGAACTTCTCTCAAAGCCGCGCGGGCCGGGTGGACTTCTGGAACCCGCAACACACCCTGGAGGGCGACGCCAACCCGAATCTGCTGCTCAACTGGGGCAGCACCTACACGCCCAAACCCGGCAAGACGAAGGACGACATCCTTTCCTACGTGACGCTCCCGGACATGAAGCACGAGGCGTTGCAGAACATGTTCGAGTTCTTCATGCAGATGGCGACGAACGAAAGCGGGGTGGCCAACGCCAACGACGCCAACGCGGTGGGGCTGGACACCGCCGAACTGGCCACCGGCGTCCGCAACATCGAGAAGAGCGGCCAGGAGATGTTTGCCCTGTACCTCTCGCACCTCGAACCGGGCCTGCAAAGCGTGATTCAACGCGCGGCGGCCCTGATTTTCGCCAACCTCGACGCCGAGGAGGTATTCACCTTCTTTGAAGGAGACACGCAGATCGAAGGCAGCATCCGGCCGGACGACGTGCGCGAGATGAACCTGCACGTCTCTTTACTGCTCACGCGGTATCGGGGCGAGCAACTGCTCCAAAGCTCGGCGCAGGCGGCGAACCTGGTGACGCAGTACTACGGACTCGCGCCGGTCGTGCAGGCGCGCGTGGCGCCGCTCTACCGCGACATGCTCAAGGCGTTGCAGGTGAATTTCGCCGACGAGATCATCGCTCCGATGGATGCGATGCCCACGACGGCCCCGCCCGTACAGGCCGATCCTCGCGCGGCCCAGCCGATGCCGACGGGCCGAGTCGAACCCAATATCTGACATGATCCCATCCCGAGCCGTTGAACAGGCCGAACAGGACCTGAGCGACATCAGTACGCTGCGCAAGACGCCCGCGTTCGACCGGTACTTCCTCCGGCGCCTGCGCGAGAAGCAGGCCGCGCTGGCGACCGAAATCCTCGAACGCGACGACATCCCGCACGAGGAACGCGAGCAACTGCGCGCGATGCACAAGCTGGTGAAGACACTGCTGGCGATGCCGGAACAGGACGAGGCGTGCTTTCTCAAGACGCTCTCGCAACGCGGGTGACGTATGGCCGCGCGACGCGTCCCGCACGTCGGCGAGGGATGGTTCCCGCCGCATTGCATCGGCACACTGACTGCCTCGCAGATCGAGGCGCCGACGGTGTACCCGGTGGCGATGCCCGCGGCGATGGCATCCGAATGGTACTGGCTGGCGGACCGGGTGCAGATCGACCTGTCATGGACTGGGCGGACGACGAAATCTGGCACGCAGATTGTCACCAGGGACGCGCTACCGAACTGGTGCGGCGCCGTGGTGATGGACCTGGGCGCGCAATTCATTTTCGACAATACTGACACAGGACCAACGGAAGTGAGCGTGCATGTGCGCATGTTCGACGATTTTCAACGTGGACCGAGCGATACGCACGAACTGGTGCGCCCAAGGATCGACATCGTGGCGCAGTGGGGCGGTTTTTTCCCCGACGAAAATTGGGAAGCGGGGGCGGGCAACCTGTTCACGTCGCGCGATGAGCCGGAGGCCACGCTCGGCCGGGCTACCGCCATACTGGGCGATGGGGATGGCGTGGAAGTGCCGTTGTACGTGTGGACGACATTGGTACAGCCTTCGCTGCGAATCACGCCGCTTTTCCCGTGACGGCACGCCGCGGACCTCGCGCTACTCCTCAGCGGTCGGACCGGCGAACGGGAACGGGTAGATGATGGCGCGGCCGTCATAACAGACGTCGCGCAACAGTAGGTGCGTGCTGACGTGCTGGCGCACCATCAATCCTTGGGGAAGCTCGATGCCGGGCGCGCCGAACCGGTCATCGGCGTTGTACGGGACAACCTGCGCGATGGCGAGGTAGGCGTGCGTCTGCTTTTTGTCCGCATCCTCGCCCTCGAACTTCACGGGCTCCGGGAAGTCAGGCCACCCGCCTGATCCATTGTCAATGTTGGCTTCCGTGGCTTCGCCGTCACTCACGGTAATGTCCAACCAGATAATCTCCCCATCGCCGACGGTGAACCCCGCAGCGCTGCCCGGCGCATCCAGTCCGGTGATGGGTAGCTGGTCATCGGCCTTCAATGAGCGCCGCAAGGTCGAATGCCGGTAGACCGTGACGCGCGGGGTGTCGTTTTCAGACACGTCTTTGATCTCGAACGGGAATCCGAACTGCAGGTCTGTGGCCGTGCCGTTCGGCCGGGCGAGGACCTGGTAGCGGTTCAGCTTCCCGTTGATATCTTTAATTTGCAGGAAGGTGGGCCGGAACTGTTCGAGAAGCGTCTCGGCCTGGCGCAGTCGCGACGAGACCGAGGCCAGTTCCGCCATGAGCGCGGCGACCTTGGGTTGCAGATTCTCACCGGGCATGGGCGGGGAACCAGGCATGACGCGCAAGATAACGCGCCGGTGCGGGCGTGGCTAGAAGAAAGACGTTGACAGCATGGCTACATTCTGCCAGCGTGCTGGCCATGAGCGACTCTGAGGCTTCGGCCCAATCCTCTGCGCCGGCGGGAGAGACAACCCTCACGGGGTCGTCTGCTTCCGGTTCAACCGTACAGGACGGAATGACGGGTTTGGATGAGGTGGCCAACGTCACCGACATCGACTCGTATCGCAAGGCGGCCAGCGCCCTCGCGGCATCCGACCAGCCCGCGCCGGAAGGCGACGCGGCGGATGATGCCGGCGACGAGGATGCAGCCCCCGCCGAGGGGGACGCGGACAAGCCAAAGGACGCGGACGCCAAGGCCGATGAGGATTCCCAGGATGCGGAGGAAGGGAGCGACGAGGAGGCCCAGGCGGATGCCGGCACCACGCGCCCGCCCCAGTATCGCTGGCGGCCTAAGTCGGAAGTCGATGCGCTGGCGATGGACATCATCAAGCGCGCGGAGAAGTCCGGCAAGGAGATGACGCTCAACGAGGCGCTCGCCCAGGCCGGGGCCATCCTGGCGCCGGACAAGGGAAGTGATGCGGATGCCGGCGACACCGGCGGCGCCGAGGCCCTGCCGGACACGCTCAAGGATGCCGAGGCGCTGCTGGTGGACCTGCGCGCCCAGCGCAAGCAGGCGTTCGCCAAGGACCTCGACTTTGAACGCGCCGCGGAACTCGACGAGCGCATCGAAGCGCTGCGCGATCATCTCGGGACGCTCAAGAACGCCGAGGCCGCCGCCCGGCAGGACCAGGAAGCAGCCTGGGAGCAGACGCTCGCCGAAGCGAAGACGAAGGCCGTCGCCCTCTACCCCGACGCCGCGCAGCCCACTTCGGCGCTGGTGAAGCGCATGGTGGAGATCGACGCGGCTCTCAAGGAGACCGGGAACGACCTCTTTTACTCGCCGGAGAAGCCGCTCAAACTCGCGCAGATGGCCGCCAACGAACTCGGCATCGCGCCGCGGGCCGGTGGCGCCAAACCCGCTTCATCCCAACCCGTCAAGAGCCGTCCTGTCCAACCGCAACCCGCGAGCGCAACCGCTCGCACCACACAAGGCAGTCCATCCGGGCAGTCTGTGGTCGATTTGGACAAGGTCGTCGACGAGGATTCATGGCGCGAAGCAACGCGTAAGTTGCAAGCGGCCTGATTACTGAGTCGAGCCATCCCCGGCGAGTGTCCGGGGCAGATCGGCGGCGGATTGCCTCACCACGAAAGGCAATCGTATGGCTTACACCGTAGCAAGTCCCAACACCGGGACGTCTGTCTCCGCGCAGATCAACGAGCGGAACATCTGGAAGAAGGGCGTCGACATCTTCGAGCAGTCGTCCGACTTCTTCATGGACATGGAGGGCGAGGGCGTGAACTCCCTCATCCAGACCGTGACCGACACGTCGAAGGGCGTGGGGCAGAAGATCAAGTTCACCGTCATGAGCGGGCTCTACGACGAACCGCACATCGGCGAGGAACTGTTCGAGGCCGAGAGCGACTTCGAGACTCTGCTCTTCAACGAGTACGAAATGGAAGTGGACTACCTCCGGCACGGCGTCTCCTGGAGCGACCGCATGGAGGAGTACATGGGAATGCGCGGCGAAATCACCGCCGGCATCCCCGAGCAGTTGGGCAACTGGCTGGGACGCACCAAGACGGAGCGCCTGTTCATGATGTTCAAGCACAAGCTGAACAGCGAGAACCTGGTGTACGCCAACGGCAAGTCGCAGGACACGCTGGTGGGCGCCGACACCCTGGACTGGGACGAGATCATCGGCATGGGCGTGCAGTTGCAGCGCCTCGGCGGACGTCCGGCCTACGTGGGACGCGCCGGGCGCCAAGTGATCCGCAAGGGTTGCGTGGTGGCCACCACCGACGCGCTCTACTCGCTGGAGACGGACACCAACTACAAGCAGGTGTTGCGCGAGACGGTCTCGGAAGCCAACGCGAAGATGATCTTCGACGGCGGCTACACGAACGTGCGCGGGCACGTCATCCGTCAGTACAACCCCATCGACCACGACGGCCAGGGCGCCATCGGGTCGCCCCTGAATGCGAAGGCGCTGCTCGGAACGGCCATCACGGCCGGCACGGGCACGTTCAACATCACGGGCGGCGGCAGCGCGGCGGCGGGTGCCATCACGAAGAAGCTCTACTTCAAGTTCTTCGACGGGTACGCCTACCGGTTCCTGCCGAGCGACGTGCTGAGCCCCGCCTCCGAGACGCGCTACGTGCTCATCGTGAACCCGCCCAACGCGGCCACTGATCCGAACAAGATCGGCATGTACGCGTACACGACCGGGAACGATGGCAACAAGATCACCATCACCCAACGCTTGGGCTCCGCCGCCGCTGGTGCGCGGGTGACCACGCTGGGCGACGTGGTCTGGAACACGGGCGTGTGGGCCGGCAAACACACCGACGTGCATCCCGAAGGCGCGCTGGTGCTGCCGTGCAATGCCAAGGGGCAGGTGTTTGGCGACACCCTCATGCTGTACGCGGCGGCGGCGCTGCGTGGGTACGGCAAGTACCGCAACATGCGCTCCATCGAGAAGAAGGAAGGTGGCGACGAGGGGACCAAAGAGTTCCTGCGCCGCATCTTCGTGACCTCGGTGTTTGGGCAGACGCCCCGGAAAGACCGCCAACTGCGGTGCCCCGGTGTCCTGCGGCTCCGGCACGCGATCCAGTACGCTGGCGTGCCGCTTCCCATCGTGACCTGACGCACTCGTCATCCCTGGGCGGGGGAGCATCCCTCCCCCGCCCTCGGGACGGCGAAACGAACCCAGATCACATGGACATCCTCGTAACCATCCCGGACGCGCAGACTCCGGGCGCCGTGTTGACGCTGAAATCCGCGTCGGACGGCTACGTGCGCCTCGAAGCAGGCGGCGAAGCGCGCATCGTTCCTGGGGCTTTGATCGAGCGCGCCGCGGCGAACGCTCTCAACGTGCCCACCCACCCGGCGACCTCCTTTCGCGCGCAGACGCGCATCGGTGAATCGGACGCGCCGGAACCGTTTTTGGAAGTGACCAACCATCCCGCCGACCGGAACTGCGTGGCGGTCCTGATCGGCCCCGAGCCGCGCATCGTGCAGGGCCGGGCGCTCACCATTGGCGTGCGGCAGTGTCTCGCCGCCGGACGCATGACCATCGCATGAAGGCCATCATTTTCCTCGCCAACATCAGCCGGTACGCCCCCGCCAAGCAGGGCGCGTTCCTCTGGTCGGAGAAGCACCAGTGCCACATCTGGGACGGACGCGAACTCGACGCGGCGGAGTTCAACCAGGTGGCGGACGCGGTGCTTCGCGCCGAGGACTATTTCATCCGACCCTCGGTGCGGCTGCTGCTGCCGGCCGCGCCCGAGGGCACTCCAGCACCACGCGGCAGCAAGCGAAAGAGTGATTCCCTATGAGCAACATGTCCAACTACCTCGAAAAGGCCCTGAACGATCACGTCCTGGGCGGTCCCGACTTCCCGCGACCCGCCACGGTGCATTTCGCGCTGTTCACCGGCGTCTCGGACGGTGAGGCCGGATCCGTGACGCAGGTCTCGGGCGGCTCGTATGCCCGTGCGGCCGTCACGAACGATTCCACGAACTTCCCCGGAGCACACGCCACCAGCGGTCTCAAGACCAACGGCACCGTGATTACCTTCCCGACCGCCACGGCATCGTGGGGCACGGTCACGCACTGGGGCGTGTACGACGCAGCGTCCGGCGGCAATCTCCTGTACTGGGGCACGCTGACGGCGTCGCGCACCATCTCCACGGGCGACACGCCACGGTTCAACACGGGCGAGTTCTCGATCACGTTTGCCTGATCTGATCGCCGGGTGATGCCATGACGCGCACGGGCGACACAACCTCGGGTTCGCCGGTCGTGACTTCGGTCGCGGCCGACACCACGGGTCTGCTCGCGGGGATGGAGGTAACCGGCGCCGGCATCCCGGCGGGGACCACCATCCTGAGCGTCGACGACGCATCGACCATCACCCTGTCCCAGAACGCGGAGGCGACCGCCACAGGCGTCACGCTGACGATCTTCACGATCCTGGCGGCGAGCCCAAGCGCGACGGCGACGGCTACGGCGTCGCTGGTGCTCGGCAACTCCACCCTGGCGACTGCGGTGGACGCGACGGCGACGGGGACGGCCAACATCAGCGCCATCATCGGCCTGGCGGGTGCCGGCGACGTGTCCGCGACCGGCAGC